CCGCCATTGGAGGCGGGGGTAAAGATACCAGAGGACTCTTAGAAAGTCCAGCCCAAAAGCGAAAGAACACAAAGAATTATCAACTTGCCTTTCTAAGGGCTTTCTGGCTGCTGTTATTGATTTTTTCGCGCTGTTTCTGTGTGATCAGCCCTTTTACCCAGAGCTGTGTAGTGATCGCTTCAGCCAAAGCGATTTTCACCTTTGTCCTATCACTCATGGCTGCACCTCACTTACTTCTGCGGGATCTTAAGTTTCTGCCCCGTATAGATGACAGATGATTTTAGGCCATTGAGCTTAACGATCTCTGTGTAGCGGGCTCCGCTTGCGAGGTAGGTCTTTGCGATTCCCCAGAGCGTGTCACCATGCACCACGGTGTGGATGCGGTAATCCTCGGAGGGTTTCGTGCCTGCCAAGGCAAGCGCAGAGGTCTTGACCGGCGACATGATGGCGTACCTGCCGGACTCGTCCTTATTGATGACGGCACGGTCGCCGCTGACCTCGACCACATACCAGCGGAGCTTCTTCACCCAGCCGGGAATGGCTTTGCCGTTATAGTAGGTGCTGCCCGTGATGGTCACGAGGTCACCGACCTTGATAGACCCGGTGGGCTTGGCGGGTTCGGCAGGCTTTACATCACCGCCGAGAGCTGCCGTGACCTTGGATGCCAGATCACCCATACGGGCATACATCCAGTTACCGGGGCAGCTCTTGTTCGCAAACCATCTGTGGACGGTCAGAACCATCTCGTCAGATTTCGGGGTGTAGTTCAGCGTCTTGGCCTTATCTCCCAGCCAGAGCAGCTTAGTTTTGCCGTTGCGCTTGCAGATGTCGGTGCAAAGTTCAATGAGCCGCTGGTACACCACATCCTTAAAAGCGTAAGGCTCGGTGTTGTCGCTGGCGCACTCGATAGTGACGGCTCTCTGGTCATTAGCATTGGAGGAAGAGCACCAAGAGCGGTTTTTCTCCTCCACATACATTCCGACCCTGCCGTCCACGCCAATGCCGTAGTTGCTGCTTGCCTGCCGTGAGGTCGGCAAGAAGATGTTGCCGAGCGTTTCAACTGAGCACTGACCCACCACGCAGTGAGGCGTGATGCGGTCAATGCTGTGGGTGCGCTGCCCGGAGTGGTTCGGGCTGAGTTTGGTGTAGGACACCAGGGAGCTGTTTGTGTAAGCCATATTATTCATCCTCCTTTTCACTGCGGTCATGAAGCTGCTCCAGAACGGATTTCAGCTTCTGCGGAATGGGCAGTCCCAGGTATGCGGCGTTTTCCAACAGGGACACGCCCTCATTCGACAAATAGAAGAAAATGACGGCGGTACGCATCACCGAGCCGCTGCCGATGACACGGGTGTCGAGAATATGCCCGATGCCGACCAGGGCGAAGATGAGCACCTTTTTGAAAATGCCCTTGAATCCGACTTCGCTGGACAGCTTCTTGTCCACCACGGCGCACATGATGCCGGTGATGTAGTCGATGACTACGAAAGCCAGAAGCGCATAAAGCAAGCCGTCACATCCTCCCAAGAACCATCCCAGCCAGCCGCCGATACCGGCGAACACCACCTGAATGGTCGTCCAGAATTCTTTCATGTTGTTTGTCCTCCTTTGAAATTAAAAATGGGTATAAAAAAGTGACGCCGGAGCGTCACACTTTTCCGATAGCATAGATTGATACTTTGTAGGTTGCCGATGGTACCGTATTTGGTCTTACGGCAAATATCTTTCCGGGGTTGGTCGTTGTAGACCAGCTACTCGAACTGCCTCGCTCCACAAACATGGCGTAGTTGCTGTTCTCCGTGGAGATATGGACATGAGGAATTTCCGCGAAGGTAAATGGAAAATTAGGGAGCGCAATTGCGCCGCTCTCATAGAGCACACCCCATGCCGTCGAAATGGCGGTCGTAAAGGAATACTGACCCCAACATTCCGCTGTACCGCTTTTCCATTTACGGTAATTCCAGATGCCGCTTGTCCCTTGCTGAATGACAAAATCCACAAGGGGTGAGCCATCAACACGCATATCCCCGGCAACATCCAGCATGGCTTGTGGCTCCGGCGTGTTGATGCCGACCTTCTTTTTCCGAAGCGCAATGAGGGGCGTACCCTGCGGGACAGTAAAATACAGATCCAGACTGCTCAAAGAATAGAGCTTGTCTTGGATCTGCAAATGGAAGTCGTAGGAACTGTTGGCATCCAGATTGCACAGTTCCAAATTGGAGTAGTTGAAAGAGGTTCCGCTTTTTGTCGTGCCGGAATAGATGCTGGTGTAGCTGCCGTAGCTGCTCTCACTGGTTTTCTTGTACCGATACCGCACATAAACCACGCTGTTTTTCTGCGTCCCGTCTACGGTCACAGCAGAAATAGAGCCACTGAATTTGAGCTGCATTTCCGCTTCAATGTCGTTGGTTCGTCGGAGCGTCACCGAGGACACCTTCGGCTTTGCGTATGAGATGACCGTAATAATTTGGGAAACGCTGGCGGTATAACCGCGGGAGTCCGTGACCGTGAGCGTGACCATTACACTGCCGGACTTGGCGATCTTTCCAACAGATAAGGCAGAGCCGGTAGTGTTAGAGGATGACAGCCCGTTGCAGGAAGCTGTGTAGTTGGAAATACTGGCACCGTTTTTTGCAGTTGCCGTTCCGGGCGTGACCTTTAGGGTCGAGTAGTTCTGAACGAATAGCTGGTCGTTGCCTGTGAGGTTTTTCGTGGTCGTGTAGCTGTCGGCATAAGTGAATCCGCTTATGGTTGGAGCAGAATTGGTTGCCGTGGTCAGTACAGTGGCGGTCTTGCTTGAGGTGCTGCCGATCTGCGTAGACCCGCTGTAGGACGAAACCGCAAAGGTACCTGTGAACGACTTGATGGATGCCATAGCGTTCAAAAGCGTTGTTCTCTGCACCGAGGTCAGCGTGACCGTGCGGTTCGCCGTGCCCTTCGACCAGGAAAGCCCGGAAATAGTCAGGATGGTCGTGCTGCCGTTTTTGAGCACCAGCGTATTGGTGTAGGAGGCTTCGTACACGGTCACATTGATGGTAATGGAAACCGTGGCATTGTCCGCCGTCACCGTGTTGACACTATTCACCACAGCACCGCCCAGAGTCTTGACCGTGGAACTGCCGGAAGTGCCGTAGACATGGTTGTATTGCCGCCTTGCTCTGACCCTCACCGTATAGCTTGTGTTCGGCGAAAGCGAGGACAATGTTACGCTGGCGCTGGTGGATGCCGTCGTTGAGAACTGCGTCCAGCTCGAACCGCCATTTGTGCTGTACTGCCAGATGTCCGCCGTGGCAGAGGATGTAGCGGAGATTTTGAATCCGTTTGCCGTGACATTCGATGTACTGAATGTAACTGTGGGAGCAGAGCGGTCAATGGTAGTCAGCGTCATGCTGCCGCCGTATTCCTGTGAACCGTAGATATAAACACGGGTCGAGAATCCGACCGCAATCGTTTTGCTGCCGTTGCTGTTGTGAGCTACAGTAATCGTGCCACTGACAGAACCTTTCTTTGCCGGGAAAACACGGTCATCCCAATAGGTACGGTCCTTTGAGTATACGGTCGTACCGTTGATCGTTACAGTGGTCGTGTCAATGGTGTAGTAAGTCGATGCGCCGCCGGTAGATGTCAGCGTCCAGGAAAGTGTCGAGCTGTTACCGACCACATTTACGCTTTCCGAAATGTCCAGTTGAAGATAGCGCCCATCGTATGCTGCACTTTTCCAAGTTGCCATAGCTTTCCCTCCTTAATCCAGAATGACGATATTCAACCCCTCGGACGCCGTGGGCATCGGGACAAACTTCGTTTTGCCCACAGTCAGCTCGCCGTCCACCGTGGTTTTCTTGGTTTGCGTTTCGTCCTTGTTCAGGGTGAAAATCACCTCGTCGTTGTAGTAACCGGCGAACTCCGTGTTTGTGATGACCGTCCGCTGGGACGATGCGCTGTTGGACACCTCGATGCCTCGCTTGTCGATCTTGACCTCCTGAGTGTAGATCTCGTTGGGAGCAGGCGTCCACTTTCGGGGAATCGCTCCTTCGGAAATCATGATGTCGGCGAGATAAATGGACGCATCCCGACAGTAGCAGTAAATACGCAACGTGGGGTCGGTCACATCCGTGAGCGTTACGGAGTAATCCGTCCAGTCAAACGCCGTGGACTTATTGAACAGGTACTTGGTTTTGTTCCCGTTGTAGGTCACATAGAAATACCCGGACATGGTCGAGGTTTTCTTTGCCCGAACTGAGATCGTATAAGTGCCGGGAACCACACCTCGAATGTACTGCGACAACGAGGAGTAAGCCCCCAACACAAAGCAGGAGTCGGAAATGGTGTTGTTTTGCGTATCTGTGGAGGCATCCGTTTTCACCGTACCGGAGTAGCTCCAATCGTCCGTGATGCCGTTCAGCCCGGAGGAATTCTGCACATAGTTGATGCCGCCGATGTACTGCTCCTGCATGGTGACGGACAAGCCTTCCACCGTGTGCTGAAGCTGAGAAACATTGCTTTCGGAGCTTCGCAGCCGCTCTTCCAGTATGCCTTGGTCGTTGGAAACCGACTCCATAGTTTCGGTAAGGGTCGCCACATAGCTGTTCAGCCCGTCCACATTCTGCTGGAGATAGGCTGTTTTCTCTGCAAACTCCTCCGTTGAGACATACGCACGGAGTACCACTTCGCCGCTCTCCAAATCCCAATAAGACGAGCCATCCTGTGACTGGATAACACCGACCTTAATAATATTCGCCACCAAGGAGCCGGAGGTGATGAAGTCTGCGACGATCTGACCGTCTGCCGTGATGGCGGTTTCATAGGGGCCGTTGTAGCCGTTATGGGAAAAGCCAAGGCCGCCCACATTCCACCGCCAGACATTCACGGCTTCGTCAACGGAGGGAGCGTCCAGAATGAGCAACTCGTAGGGCTGTCCGCTTTCGCTGTCTGTGTTAATAACCACATAGCCGCCGCTCTGGCCGGTGATAAGCCCGGTGGCTTTGCCGATGGCGGTTTGGAGCAGCTTTGGAAAGCGTCCCACCGTGGATTCCACCTTATCAACCGAGGACTGCACCTCGGAGATGGTGGTGATCATGCTGGATTTGCTTTGACCGAGGGAAATGCTCTTGTACCGCTCGGCGAGGGTGTCGTACACGGTTTCAATGACCATAGCCGACACGCTGATGCCCAATAGCGAGTGCCGGATAGTGACGGTATCGCAGAGGTTGACCCGCTCCAGCAATGCCGAATACTCCGGCTGCTTCCAGAGCGGCTCAAAGGACACCTTCACCGTAGGGATGGTCGCACCCAGCGGATTTGCCTTGATATAGCTGTTGGCTTTGGCTCTGAGGGCTTCCTCGGTCACAACTCCGTCAAACTGGTTGGAGAAATCCATGATGAGCGTTTTCGCCCGGACGATTTCCGAAGTCATAATGGGGAGCGTCACCTCTGGCAGCGTGACTACCGTTTCGGTGTCCGAGCCTTCCGGTGTGTACACGGCATATGGGAGCAATGCCGTATATACACCGCTGTTGTCCTCGTCCTGCTCCATGGCGGTGAGGTTCTTGCCGTATTCAATGACCACTCCGGTCTTCTGCCCACGGTGCGAATGGAACTTCACCGTGAAGTTGTCCCATTCAAACTCACCATACCATTTGGAGAGCATGGAACCTTCCGTGCCGCCAAGGCAGGCACGGACACTTTTCGGCTGCGTGACGGAAAACGCCTTTGCATCCGAGTAGTCCGTCCAGCCCGTGAAGCGTGTATCTCCGGCAAGGAGCTGCGAGAGAATGAGCTGAGGAGAGCGACTCTCCGTCGAAAAAGGCAACACCGGCACATTGGCTAGGTCATAGGAGATGTGCTGACCGTAGATGGTGACGATGCCGTTCAATGGCTTTGTGATGCGGTAAATGCGGAACGCCTGGTCGGCGGCAGTATCGTTGGGTTTTGCCTTGATGATGCACTCCTTGGTGATAAGCCCGTAGTGCTGACCGCTGACAGGGTATTTGAGCAGGCACTCGAACACACCGTTTCGCTCTTCGGTCACTTCGCAGGAAATGGTGTCCGTCAGTACGCCAAGACCGAAGGTGGAAAAATCCGTTGCATTGGGCGGGTATAGGACTGGAATCATAGGCTGTCACCTCCTTCCGGGCATAAAAATACCACCGGGGATTTCTCCCTGGTGGTTGAATGAAAATGAGTTACTTGTAGATTGACAAATAGGAATTTATTAGGCAAACAGAATAAGTGCAACACCTGTGATAAGCAGAACTATACCAACAACAAACTCTACCATTCCCACTTTCTTTGCGTATTCTTCTTTCTTCCGACCGGCTTTGAAGTCCGCCTCAAAACCGTTGATAAGATTGTATTTCTTTTTAAAGTAGATGAAGTATCCAAACAGAAGGAAGGCCAATCCCAGAACTACAGCCAATACCTTTAGGAATATCATATAAACACCTCCACAAAAAATTTCGACTTGTCGTTCTCACTTAAAAATATTATACCATACTTTTTTGAATTTTTCTACCGCTTACAATCGGGAACGACCTTACAAACAGCACCACCTCGGAATGACCTCGATCCGCTGCACATTTCCTGCACAGGCGATGGTGGTCGTTCCCGGCTTGAGCATAGGAAAGCCGTCGCCGGTAACGGTATCATTTTTGAGGGCGGTATCCTTAAAGCAATTCATAAGTTCGCTGTCAATTTCGATGGTTTCGTCGACCTCTGAAATCGTCCACAGGTTCGTACCTTCGCCCTCCGGCTGAATCATAAGCCGTACTGTGCCGCCTCCATATATTTTGATGTACGGTTTGCTTGTGAAAGCGGTGGGATTGGTTACAGACAACCTTCTGGTGCCGGATGCTAAAACCTCCTGTCCCGCAAAACTGTATTTGTAGGGCTTGCAGTTGAAGGTCACGGTGAAACTGCCGACCTTGTTCAGCTGCTCCTCAATGTCCAGAGTGCCGGAGATGACGCCGTAGCGGAAATACTCCGCATCGTAGGAGTCAGTGATTTCGTGGTATCTGTCCGGCTCGGAATACAGCCAGCCTTTGATGTCCCGTAGGACGGAGGCAAGGGCGGCGGTATTCTTCCGTGCGAGGAACACCGTGTAGGTCACTTTGATGTTGGAAAATCGGCGGTTGGGGTTGATGATGTCGCCGCTCCGACCGGGAATGGAAATGAACTCCGCATCGTACTCCGGTGCGGAGAACACATCCTTCTTCTCGATATGCAGACCGAACTCAGCGGAACTGCGGCCGTTGTAGGTAAAATTGGTCATGCGAATACCACTCCTTTCCGCTGGGCGAACTGGTTCGCCGTTTCCATGACTTCATTGGTAAGCTGACGGATGTCCTCACTGCTGTAATTGTTGAAATTCGTGATGTTCAGGGCAATGGTGAAAGCGGATGCCGCCTTGCCGACCACGCTGTCCACGGCAGAGCGGATCGAGCCGTTCACATCAAAGTCGGTGGGCAGAGCTGTCTGCATATCGTGAGCGAGGTCGCCCATGACACCGTTGATGTCCTCCGCCATTCCTTCTGCGGCTTTGACCGCTTCATCGCCGTTGTCGTCAATGGAGCCTGCAAGACCCTTGACCAGCATTTCACCGACCCATGCCATCTCCTTCGAGGGCGAGTGGATGCCGAAGAAATCACAGATACCGTCCCAGATGGAAGAGATCCACCCGGACACCTTGTCCCACAGCCACGATGCAAGCTGCTGAATGCCGCTCCACAGCCCCTTGACGATGTTGCCGCCGATCTCCACGATCTTATACATCAGAGAGCCGAAGGCTTTCACAATACCCGCAATGATCTGAGGCACGGCCTTGACGATTTCGACGATGATGGTGGGTAGGTTTTCAATCAGGGCAACGAACAACTGTACACCCGCCATGATGATCTTGTCAATGTTCCCGACCAAAGCGTTGACGATGCCGGAAATGATCTGCGGAATGGCCTGCACGATGGTCGTGATGATCTGCGGCAGGGCTTGAATAAGGGAAATCAGCAGGTCGATGCCTGCTTGGATAATCTGGGGTATGGCATTCAGCACGGCGGTAATAATGCCGTCGATAATTTTCGGGATAGCTTCCACGATTGCCGTAATAATTTCCGGCAAGGCAGTCACCAGCGAGGTCAGAAGTTGAATGCCTGTTTCGATAATCTGAGGAATCGAATCCAGTAAGAAGGTAATGATGCCGTTGATGATCTCCGGCAGAGCGGCGATCAACACGGGGATTGCGTCCAGAAGTCCTTGCGCCAGTCCTGTGATAAGTTGTAAGGCTGCGTCAAGGAGCATCGGCAGGCTGTCCACCAGTCCTTGTACGATGGTGACGATAGCCTGCACCGCTGCCGGAATGAGCGTGGGCAGTGCGTCCGCAATGCCTGTCACCAGTGTAGACACCAGCTGAACCGCTGCCTCGATAAGCAGGGGCAGATTCTCGATCAGCGTGTTCACGATGGTCATAAGTGCGGACACCGCCGCCGGGATAAGCTGCGGAAGCAGGGACAGCAGCGTTTCCAGGACCTGCGAGAAGAGTTCGGTGACTGCTTCCAGCAGTGTGGGCAGCAGTTCACCCACAGCCGTCAGCAGAGCGTCCAGCGCCGTGGGCAGAGCCGCCACGATGTTCTCAATGACCGGGGTAATATTCGCCACCACGGTCTTGAAGGCGTCCACCATGTTGTTGCACAGCAGCTCCATGTCAGCGTCCGCATCGCCGAAGCCTACGATGAGGTTCGACACGGCGGATTTCAGTGCATTGACAGAGCCGGAAATGGTGGCTTCCGCTTCCTTGGCGGTTGTACCGGCAATGTCCATGCTCTCCTGCATGACATGGATGGCTTCCACCACATCCGCATAGGAGGAAATGTCGTACTTGACACCGGATATCTTCTCCGCATCGGCAAGCAGGCGCTCCATTTCCTGCTTTGTGCCGCCGTAGCCCAGTTTGAGGTTGTCGAGCATCGTGTAGTTCTGCTTGGCAAAACCCTGGTAGGCATTCTGAATGGAGGACATATCCGTGCCCATCTTGTTGGCGTTATCGGACATATCCGTGATTGCCATATCTGCATACTTTGCGGCTTTCTCGGTATCACCGCCGAGGGACTGGATGAGGCTTGCGGAAAAGCCCGTGACCGTCTCCATATACTCGTTGGCGGAAAGACCGGCCGTTTTGTATGCGTTGGCGGCATACCGTTGGATCTCCTGAGAGGAGTCCTTGAACAGAGTGTCAACACCGCCGACCAACTGCTCGTAATCTGCATAGGCAGCGATGACCTCTTTGCCGAGCTTCACGGCGGCGGCACCTGCGGCAACAGCCACGGCACCGAATGCCACACCTACGGTCTTGAGAACCTTGCCGAAGCCTTCAAACTTACTGCCGGATTCCTCCGCAGCCTTGCCGCCCTCCTTGATGGCTTTCTCGTTTTCGTCCAACTCACGGTTCATGTCGTTGAGGGCGGCTTCGGCATTGTTGAGCTGGATCTGCCAGTTCTGGGTGCGGCGGTCATTCTCCCCGAAAGAGGTGGCGGCATTCTGCAGAGCCTTGCGAAGGGTGTCAATTTTTGTTGTCTGTTCGTCGATCTCTTTTCGCAGCACCTTGTTCCGTGCGGCAAGTGCCTCCACGGATTTATCGTTTTTATCGAACTGAGAGGTGGCGAGCTTCATTTCGGAGCCGAGCACCTTGAAGGACTGGTTGATCTCCGCCAGCGCTTTTTTGAACTCCTTTTCGCCCTCAAGACCGATCTTCAGTCCGAAACTGTCTGCCATGTACCGTCACCTCCTTAAATGCCGTCCGGGATAATATCGTCAATGTAGTGCTCGTGAGCAGGAATAGCCTGCCCGTTATACTGTTTGTGGCACTCCCACAGATCCAGCAGCAGACCAAACGGCATCAGCCACACCTCATCCTGGCTGAGATGCAGGTGGGCAAGGCCGTAATAGAGAAGCCGGGTAAACAGCTCCGCATCGGAGACCGTTACCCGACTTGCGCGTTTTTTGCGTCTTTCTCACTTTCCACATTCCGCTTGGTGCCCTTGTAGAGAGCTTCCGTAATAGCGGTTTTGTATCCGGCGAGATCAAGCGGCGTGGTCAGAAGCTCCACCACATCCTCGGTGAGCGGCTCCTTTGGGTGCTCCTTATCCTTGAGGTTGTGAATGAGGATGCTCTGATTTGCCAGAAGTGTGATGAGCCACACGATCTCTCCGATAGCCATTTCAAAGTTCTCGGACTTCATCAGCTTCTCGCCGAGGTTTTCCAGTCCGCCGTATCGACCGGCGATCTCCTTGGTGGCTTTGGTTGTGAGGAGCAGCGTGTATTCCTCGTCACCGATGGTGATGACTGCAGTTCTCTCGTTATCCATTGTGTGTTACCTCCGTTAACCCTGTTTTTCGGGTGTCGTGGTATAGGTCGGCTCATAGACTTCCTTATACCAGTTCGTGATAGTCGCAGCGGTCACATCGCCCTCCAATGCTTCTGCCTTCCACGGGTGCTTGCCGCCTGCGTCTTCTTTGTTGCGGCGCAGAATGGTGCCTTCAATGGTCGGCGTGGAGAAGGTAATGCTGTCGCCCTTGGTGGCAAGGTTCGTCGCCGGAATACCGAATTTCACTCGGTAGAGCCAGTAATACTTGTACTTGCCGTTGGACTTCTTGGCGCGGAAGCCCACCGCCACAGGGTCGCCGCCGTCCTCGGATGCGGAAATCAGCACCTTGTTCTTGTCAATAGTCGCACCCGTGAGGTCGGATGCCGCCGCAGAGCCGATATCGTCAATGCCGAGGGAGAGTGTGCCGGATTTGAATTCCTTTACAATCTCCGAAGCACCGTCGTCGGCATAGAGCGTCGCTTCTGCCAGTTCCACCGAAAGGTCAGCGGAGATGGCTTTCGCAAGTTGCTCCGGTGTACCGTAGGTTTCCTCACCGGCATCGTTCTCGGTGATTTTTGCATAATACAGTCTGTCAAGACCGATCGTTGCCATAACTTATTCCTCCAGTTCGTAGATTTGCGCCACATCAATGGCGTAGTGATGGTAGCCGGTCTCGGTCTCAAAGCCGATGTACCGGCGGTCGGTAATATAGAAATCCGCACCCAGCAAGGCACGGACAAGTGAATTTTTCAGCTTGGTATAGCTGCCCTTTGTGAAGAGGGACAGCCGTGCCTCCTGTGTCTCACAGCCGGGAGCGTTGTCGGCGTGGAGCTCAAAGCTGTCCGACAGCGGCGTGATGACCAGATATGTGTCCGGTGCTTTGCCGGAGAACACACCCGTTCCCACTGGAACACCGCAATGCTCGGCGATGGTTTGTAAATCGGATAGCAGGCTCACAGCTTTTCCACCTCCCCATCCAGTGCCTTGGTCATGGCATCGATGCATTCCTGCCGGGACGCCGTTTTCGCAGGTTTCAGAAACGGTTTTGCAGGCTGACCGTGCTTGCCGTATTCGAGAATGTTGGCAAGTTTGGCGTTGCTGCCGCCGTCCGAGCGAGGCTCGGCAAAACCGACCTTGATGTCGTGGTTTCCGTCCCGGTTCAGCTTGGAGGGAGAAAGGCCGAGTGCGCCTTCCAGTTCGCCCGTGGTGCGGGATTTGAACTTTGTCCCTCTGCCAATAACAGAGGAGAGATTGCTCTTGACCTTTTTCAGCACCACCTCGCCACCGGCCTGCAGGATGGTATCCGCCACGCTGTCAAAGTTGCTGCCGAGCTTGGAAATTTTCAGAAGGAACTCCTCCGGCATTTTCATTTCAGCTTTTGCCAACGGTCGGCACCTCCTTTTTTGCCAGTACTTCAATGTACATCCCACGGCCTTTGACATCCTCTACGGACACAATGTCGTAGCGGCAGTCATCGCAGATGAGAAACTGGTCAGCCGTGACCGTCAGCCCCGGAATCCGCCGAAAGCGGAACAGGTCAGTAGCTTCACTGAATGCAGCGAGGTTTGCCCAACGCTGGCTGCCGTGTCGACCTTCCCGGTATACACGGACGGAAGCTAGGACTTCATCCTCGGAATGGGTGAAGCCCTCGCTGTCCTTGACTTGGCGGATTTTTACGATGTCGGCGAAGCCGTTTATTTTTCCGAAACTCAT